TTACTTCCTGCAGAGACGGCTAATTTAATTGCCGATAACCACATAATTAGTACGCTTTAGAGTTTCTTTTTTTCTCTGGTCTTACAGCACCTTGTCCTTGAACTTCAAGTTCAGGTTTTCCTGTACCAATATAGTTAAAAGCTTTGTCAGCAGTTGTTTTAGATCTAGGATCTATCTCAACACTCTGATCTGCAACTTTAACTTCTTTTATTTTATCTAGTCTTTGCATTTATGCTCCTTTTTTGACTCCTTTTATAACACCTTTGTTCTTAGATGCATAGAATATCTTTTCACCTCTCTTTTTCCCATACTGTTTCTTCATGGATTTCATGATTTTTTTGCCTTTTTTGTTCAATGGCATTAATCATCCTCCATCATAACTTGAGCTTGTTGTATTCCTGACTTAGCAAGGCTAACTCCAGCTCTTAATTTTGATAAATCTTCGTTTTGTTCTAGTTTATCTTCAAAATTTTCACGTTGTTGCATCAATCTTGCTCTTGCAAGTTCAACTTGTGCTTGGTCATTGTCTCTTTTTCTCTCATTTTCCATCGCACGTAGGTCAACTTCACGTGATTTTAGTTTTAGAAGTGGATCAGAGTCGAATTGTGATGTAATTTTCTTCTCTTCCTTCATAAAATCTTCTGTCATCTCTGCAACCAACACTGCTTTTCTAGCTTCAACAGCTTGAGAGATCTGTTGTAACTGTTGTGCAGCATTTGGATCTGTTGCTGCCATCTGTTGTAGCATTTGTAACTGCATTATTTGCTCTCTAAACTCTAATTGCACTTGTTCTTGTGCCATCAAACTAATGTGTTCTAAAATATTTTTTTGTATCGCTGCCATAATTGCAGGATTGTTTCTAACCATGTTAGTTGCCATAAAATTTAAGTGAGCTGTAACGTGTGCTCTGTGATCTTGACCAGGAAATGCTTGGAAAGGTTTGCCACCTAAAGCGTTTATATGTTCTACACTTGGATCCATTGGAGCCATGGGTGCAGGAGGTGGTAATATTTGATCTATATTTTTAACACCGATTGCTTCGTACATTTTTCTGTAAGCAGAATATAAATTATGTATTTGTGGATTTGATTGTGCAAGTTGTAATTCTGTTTGTGCCATAGATATTCTTTGCGCCATAGAAAAAATATTTGGATCTGCAACTGGTATGATGTCTATTCTATCGTCAAAGTCTACTTGTTTAATGTTCCGTGCTCCACCGACCACGTCGTATGGATATTCTGGTGGTAGATATTGTGAAACTACTTTTGATAAAAGTTTAAATTCTTTTTTCATTCCTGCATACAATCTTTTGTGTATTGCAGACATGACCCGTGATCCACGTTCCAATAATGCTATTGTTGTGCCAACAGCCGCTTGTTGATTACCATCACCCACTTGCATGTCAGCAATAGCCGCGAACCTTTGACCAGCGGTTACAACAATACCCATCAACTGTAATAGTGTTGCTGATGGTTCTTTGTATGGTAATGGAAAGAATGCTTCTCTCAGGTTACCACCTGGTGCGTCCACATCTTTGAACTCACCAGGTTGTATTGGTGATGCTTCGTCTCGGACTCTCACTCCTCTTTGTTTAAATCCTGCAGGCAAATTAGATAGGGTACCTGCATCTAATAATTGACGTAAAGCAGATGTTGCTGTTCTACTTAATCCACCAATCATATGAATCAAACCGAAGCCGTAAAATCCAAGTCCTGGAAGAAATTTAAAGTGAACAAAATATTGGATTTTACTTTTCTTTAGATCATCAGGATTATAGTTTCTTCTAATAGATAAAATTTTTCTACTAGCCTCTTCTACGGTTACTATGTAAGGGAGCTTAATTCCTGTAGGTTCACCTTCAGAATTGACTTCTTCAAATCCCTCAAGATCTAAATTTACGTGGCACTC